GGCGAACTTCCGTGGGGAGATGTCTTTGGGTGTTATACCGCGACGCTCCAGGAATTTCTTGGCAGCGCGGATCTCTGCAGCAGCAACCGTTTTTATTCTGGCTCTGGCCATCATTCAATCTCTTTAATTTCTGTGTCTAGTCTTAACTGCTGTGGCTTTAGACACGCTTCTTGCCCTTATAACCGGAGGCGTAGATTGCGCGAGCTTGGCGTTGGGCTGCGGCTTTGGTCTTGTGGACCTTGCCGGACTTGCCCCATTTCCAGCCGCCTTTAACTTTGTTGAGTGGCATGGCTCAACCTATATCAAAGATCTTCTTGAGTTCATCGCCCGTATCATCCACAGCATTGATAATTGGCTTCTCGTCGATCTTGACTGTGACATGGCCTTTGATGCCAATCACTGCGGCAAGTTGGCCTCCGGCATGGAGTGTTACAACGTGGTCCTTGGACGTAAGTTGGCCGCTGAAGGAAGCTGCCAGATGATCACCAACAGTTGCGCTAGTGCCGCCAGAAACGGAACCATCCTCACCCTTTACACCACCCTTCACCCCAACGCTCACATCCGAGCCAACATTCACCCCGCCGGAGGCCTTGACGCCTTCAACTCCGATACTGCCGTCGGCATGCTCAGAAGCACCCGTTTGTTCAGTGGCGGAGATGCCTCCGTAAGCATCCTTGTAATGAGTTTGTGCGGAGGCTGAAGCCTTCTGGTCAAAGCCCGCACTCGCACTGGCGGAATCCTGACCATCCTTGCTGCTTGAACTACTTTTGATTTCAGCTGTGGCGGAGGCCTTTTCAGTAACTGAACCGGATTTGTGTTCGGTACTTAGGGTGCCACCTTCTTCTTCCGCCATGTTTATCTTTTCCTACGCTTGAGTGACTTCTTCTTGGGTGGACGGCCACGCTTTTTACCATAAGTTCCTGCACCTTTAGGCATATCACATCCCTCCTGGGCCAAGGAGCTTGTTCATCATGCCATGGATATTTCCATCATGAACTTTGATCACCTTGACATCCATTTCTTCTTCGTCACCATTGCCAACACCAAGCATGGATTGATGGCAGAGCATCAAGAAATTTCCTATCTGCTCATCGTCCATCGGCACATCGTCGGCCGAGAAACCCATCTTGGCATTGAACATTGCCCTTACGTCAACAACGTCCTCAGCCATTGCCCCTCTCCTTCATGATGATTCCGGCTGCAACTGTGACAGCTGCAACTATCATAAGTGTAAGAGCCAATTTTGGAATAAGCATCGCAATCAAAATGGCTCCAATACCAACAGCAAGCCAACTCGTGGGCTCAACGATTCTGTCTTTTATCCACTTCATCATTCTTCTCCTATCTTTGTCTTCAAGGAAGTTTCCTTCTCATACTTCTAAAGAAATCTTCGAGTGGGCCAATTGATGGTGGCTTGGTGGCTTTTTCATAAGCTCGCCACTCTGCATCTGAAGATGAGCCACTACCCATCACCCTATTGTAATGACGCATTTTTTCATATTCATTCTTTGCTGCTGTTGCCTCAGAAAACTCAGGAGGTAAACCAGAGGTGAAATCTCCCATCGGACCCGAATCTATTGGTGGCGCAGTATACCGTTGAAACTCAGAGTCTGTAGTTGAGCCTGAACCAATAGGCCTATCAGATGGTTGCTCTGCGGCACGCAATCTGCCCAAGGCATCAATATATCTTTGATATGCTCTTTTTTCCATATCTGTAGTTGAGCCTGAACCCATTGGTTGCTGTGGTTGCTGTGGTTGCTGTGGTTGCTGTTGTCCCATTTGTCCGAGGGCATCAACATACCGCTGAAACTCAAAGTCTGAAACAGAGCCCGAACCCATTGGGCGAGCTGGTGGTAAAGGTGGGGCCATTAAATTATATCTCCTTCATTGACTGCCTTGACATTTGCACGCTGGATCTCTGCGGCAGCTTTAGTCTCTTCGACTTGCATATCGAGAGCTGCCTTGGCTTCGTCACGCTGCATTTCTGATCGAGCTTTGACCTCGTCACGCTGCATTTCGGCGTCTGTCTTGATTTCCTCGCGCTGGGCGTCGGAGGCAGCTTTCTGCTGGGCAATTTGAACTTCGGCTTGGAGCTTGGCGATCTTGGCCTCAAGATCTGCTTGCATCTTGGCCATTTGCATCTGCATTTGCTGCTGGGCCTTGGCTTGTTCAATCTCCATGTTGGATTTTGCCTTGGCCTGATCAGATTGAATTTGCGCCTCAGTGCGAGCCTTCAATGATTCGGCTTCTAATTGGGCGAGCTGCTTGGCATATTCTAATGGATCTTGGCCTTGACCCTGGCCTTGACCACCCATGTCAGAAAGTCCGGGTATTGGTTTCATCTGCGGAGCTTGCTGAACAATTTGAGCTGCACGCTCGGCAATTGCGTTATCAAGTTCTGGCGGAACATCATCAAACCTGAAGCGAGGATCGCGCAGATCAGGCAGCTCTGGCAACTGAATATTCATAGCCTCCTCCATCCTCAAACGATAAAGGAGCGCCACGTGCTCAGCAATATGCGCAATCAAAACCGGGCCAAGCGTACCCTGCGCAGCAGGATTGCCAGCCAAGGAAGGATCGTTCATGAACTGAATGTGAACAGCGATATGCGCCTCGTGATTCTGATCATTGAAAGCCTTGATTGGCTTGCCCAGGAGGAGCGCCATATTCTCATCAATTGGATCAAGGTGCGCTGCTTCTTCCGGCTCAATCAAGATCTCGTCAATATTTTGAATCCTTATGGCCTCGTACATCCTCTTGTATGCTTCGTAGGTATCGTGAAGCTGAGGTGCCGAATTGGCCATCTCCAACACTGCTTGTGCCTGGGCAATACGTTGCGTTGAGCTAAAAACATTAGGATCCGAAACCGGGACAACGTCAATACGGTCGTCAAAGTCCGCACGCCTCACAACACCGGAAACTCCGGCTGCAGCAAACTCAACCTCATCATCAAGGTGAAGAGAATTCAACGTCACCATCAATTTGAATTCAAGACTCTGCGAAACATGCAGCCTTTTGTGCACTGCGCTGAAAATCTTTGAACCCTGCTCAAGCAGCGCGATCGTCGTGCCAACAGGAGCATTGTTGTTTGCCTCGCCCACATTCAGATCGGCAATGGCTGCGAACCTCTGACCAGCTTCAACGATGAACCCAAGCAATTGAAAAAGAGTTCCTGACGGTTCCTTGAATGGCAAAGGCATGACTGCCTTTTTGACATCGTCAACGGTTGCATCAAGATCAACAAACTCACCAGGACCAATGTCCATCTCTCCACCAGGCACACGTCCCTTCAGCTTGAATCCGCCTTGCATGTTGGCGAATGCTGCTGAATCAAGCAATGCCCTCAAAGAACCTGTGGCAACTTTGCCTAGGCCACCAATAATGTGATAAAGCCCAAAGCCATAAAACCCTAAACCGGGGAGAAACTTATACTCAACAAACCAATCTCGCTTTTCCTGGAGATCATCGTCCTCTTGCCAATTGCGGCGGATGGCAACGATTGTTTCCGTTTCCTGCTCAATCGTGATCACATACGGCAACGCAACCGCATTGTCATCTGTTAAGTCTGCCCCATCAATCCCATCAAACATATAATAGGTATGCATCTCCAGAAGAACAACGGTGCCATCATCCCTCTCAGCGTCGTAAGCCGAAATGCCTTCAATCTGCTCAATGGTGTTTGGGTCATCACTACCATAGCCGCCAACCTGTGTGCCAAGAGCCTCGTAATAACCTGCCTTGACGAAGCGATTGTAGTCATTGCGTGATAACTTAATTGTCTGGGTATAACGTGGCGAAGTGCGGAGGTCGGTGCTGTCTGGGGAAACGACGAAATCTTCGGCTTGAACAAAGCGTGCCGTCAACCTTTCCATTGCTGGGTCATACCAAACCTTCTTAAATGTTTGGCCGACTAATGGCAGATGGAAAAGCATCTTATCCAAATCAGGGAAGAACTCTGGCATCTTCTGTGTGATCTGATAGTTCATATATTCCTTGACGCGGGTTGCTTGCTCTTCAAGCTCATCCGTTGCTTCACCAATGATGATGGTGCGCACTGGTCCACTCGAAGGGTAAAGCTCGGCAATTGCGCGTGATTGAAATTGAGTAGCTGCTTCAGCGATCAACGGATGAACAACTTGGCTCAGACCTCGGACAGCGCGATCCTCATCATCGTCAACAAGATTGCCTTCTGGGTCAAGTGTCTTGAGGCCATCTTTATAGCGCTGCTCCCATTCGGAACGTCCAGCTTTGTCAGATTCAAAGAAATCAATTAATTCAGAAGCTGCGGCTGTGAGATCTCTTTGATTAATTTGGCCAACAAGATTTTCGTCAAATAAGCTCTGCTCCTCTTCCTCTTCTATTTCCGGAGCGCCAACCAGCACATCGCCATCTGGCAACTCTTCAACTTGCAAACCATCATCAGGAATTCCTGAGGAAAATGGAATAACAGTCATCGGATCTCTAGCCATATAAAACTACCTTCTGTTTGGGTGGCTGCTCTTCATCCTCCCAGTCCTCCGAATGGCCAAGGAACCACCCTTTGCGTAGCCGCAGCCAAGCCTGTGTGCAGGTGTCAACGACATCGTCATTCTCGCCGACAGGGAAAGCTGCGCATATGCTTATTAAATCTTTAGCCCATTTTCGGCTTGAGGGAAACCAAATTCTTCCATCTTCCAACAGCGCAGACGCAGCATGGGCACGCGCCTCTTTGTCTCTGTCAGGAAGATATTCAAGAACAGGAATGCCAGCCATGCGCAGATCCTGTATCAAGCTCTGGCCACTTGCCTTCTTCTCAATAAGAACTGCATCTGGCTCATACTCTTTATAAGAGTCTTGTGCTTCACGTCGTAAATCAGGGTAAGAAACACGATCATACCAGCAATCAAGAACAATAGCATTCCATATCCCATCACGTGTGAACACACCCCAAGTAGTGCGCGCCGAATAACTCGAATGCTCCTTGGTAGAAAATGCAGTGTCCCAGGACTGAAGAACATATTCAATTTCCGGGAGCTTCTCGACTTCCCAAGGTTGCCACCATTTGCTCTTCAGGATTGTCCCGCCACGAGGCATCGGTCGCTGCTGAAGCTGTCCAGCTGCTGCATATTCGCCCAACGAACGCTCAAGAGAATCAAGAGTGCGCTCGTCAATTCTGTCCGGCCACAACAGTTCACCACGCTTTGTCCGAGGATCAACATTCTTACTAGTCCCACCAACAATTGAGGGATGGTCTGGTTCATACCTCGCAGGAAGACAGAGATGATCCCAGTCACCATCAAGATCGTTTGCAAGAATGTGCCCAGTAAGATCAACTTCATGAACACGCTGCATGATTATAATAAAAGAGTCTGTCTTGGGATTGTTCAGCCGCGTCTGCATAGCTTGATCCCACCAATCAAGCACACCTTCACGCACAGTTGTGCTCTCTGCCTCGCGCACATTGTGCGGATCATCAATAACAATTATGTCGCCACCTTCACCAGTCAACGCACCATCAACAGAAGTGGCTATGCGATAACCAGTCTTATCATTATCAAATCTCTGCTTCTGATTCTGATCAGTTGTCAATTTGAACTGCTCGCCAAAATGTTCCTTATACCAAGACGAATCAAGCAGTCGGCGACATTTGACGGAGTCCCTTATTGACAGGGAATTTGCGTACGATGCAAACAGAAATCTTTTTGATGGATCGCGCGTCCACAGCCATGCAGGAAGTGCAACTGACGCTGTGATAGACTTCATATGCCGAGGTGGGATGTTAATTATTAGTCGACGAATATCACCATCAGCAACAGCCTGCAGGTACTCGCAGATTGCATCAATGTGCCAGTTGTCGTAGAACTCACGTCCCGGTTCTATTATCTTCCAGGATTCCTGAATAAACTGCTTCAGAGATCTGCGCATCTTCTCCGCTCGGATCTCCGTCAATGACAGCGTGTTCAAGAACTCGCTCAATTGTGGTGAGGTCATTATCACTCAGTGCGCTGATGTCAATAATCTTGCGTTCTTCGATTGTCTGATTTATCTCAACAGCCTTGAGATCTGGCAAACACTTGGCCAGCAATGTCTTAGCAGCCATGATCCTAAGCTCCGGATCGGCAGATATCTTGCCAACATGCCGGACATTGCCTTCTTCATCTTGCGCGTAAACAGGGAAAATCTCCTTGCCAGCCATAACCGAAGCAAGGAAGCCAGCCGGATCAGCTTGGCCCATGATCCAGTTCTGCAAAGCACGATGGTTCCACTTGTACGGACCTTTGCGTCCGGGCTGTTGGTTCTTCAACGGCTCAACAGAAGAAAATCTCCCATCAAACTTTACCTCCTCGCTAACCTTACCATTCCACTTGAGGTGAGAGTTGCGAGGACTGTCATCAATCGGCCTTTGCACCTGCACCTTAGGCTCAGGCTTTTTGCGTGGACGACCACGCTTCCTTTTCTCTTTCTCCGGCAATTCCTTCCTCCGCCTAACTCACTGTCAACAAATGACAGTTTGCCAATAAGGTTATTATGTCTGCAAAGAGGCCAAAAAGAAAGCCCTGATTTCTCAGGGCTAGTTTGTACTCAGGGAGGCAAAACCATGAGATGAGGCTTCGCACACTTAGTATGACCGCAATCACAACGGAAGTAAAGTGCTGTCTTCCTTCCTCAATTCTCTCCAATACCGGAGCCGTACGTAAAGAGAGCCTCTGAAGTCAGGCATATCTGACCAATCAATATCCTCCTCCAGCATCCAGCTGTACATAAATTCACGAGTGATAGGATAAATATCGTACTTGTAATAATTATCCTTAATCTGCCGCAATGAATCATTTTGCAATTGATCAGCGTTCAATGCCTCCTGCAACTTTTGTTCAGCCCCAGCCAAGCACCCACGCTCCTCCAGCGCAGATGCCTCGTTCAGCAGCATCTCTTCCAAGCTGCCATGGTTCCTTTTACTTCCAAGCATTTTGAACATTCATCCAATCAACACCTGCCTGAGATTTACCGGCTGCGGTGAATATGAGCTGCTTATTGTTTTGCAGAGCTTTGAGCCAACTCTTTATATAGGCCACGTGATCATCCCGCACTGTCATGGAGATCCCCAGCTGGCCGCACAACATCGCCGAGCCAATTTCCGCAACCAACTCTTCAATTGCATAACTCGGCATTTTTCTATCGCAACGAGTTTTGTGCCCAGTGGCATGAATATATTCGTGCGCCTTGACACCATAATAATTCTGCGTGACACTCGAGGTCTTAGTAGCTTTGAATGCTGAACGAGGAGGCAACGTAACCATGTCCTCTTCTGGGCTGTAAGATGCCATTCCATTATCAACTATCTGGGTTGGGATTTTCAGGTTGGCGAAGAACGAGTCAGCACAATCAATAACCTCAGTCTCATCCATACCAACAACCGGATCCGGCTCCCAGCCATCAACTTGATCAGCATTGTGAACCCGGTAATATTTAGCAAACGGTATTTTCTTCTCGACCAGTTCATCGTCCTCATCTTCAACGACGACAAAATTCCAGAACACAATTTGCGTTCCTTCTTCCCCTGGCCGGATCTGGGCACCAGCTTCACGCCACTGTTTTTTGGTCCCCCAGTA